CAGAAAGCGACGGAAGCATTGGACAACATGTTTTAAGCATAAAATACACTACAAAATGGTTGCAATATATCATTTTGTAGTGTATAATGATAAAGCAAAATCAACCACAAGGAGTGGATTTATTTGTTAACAAGTCAAAATACCGTAGAGGAGTTTATAAAAGAGTACCAAAAAAGCCGTGTTATTGCTATAGCAAGTGTTCGTGCAACTTTGAATAGGGCTATTGAATTTGAAAAGAAATTTTCAAAAGTCTTTTATGAATTTACGGAAGATGAAGTAATTGTAATGTACACAGCAGTGAACGCGATATCAATAAGATCGCTTCAGAATCTTAATTTAATATTAAAACATGCTGCAAGATGGATATTACATAATCAGAAAAAAGATGTTCACAATATATATGACAATATTACAAAGGATATTCTTAAACAATGCGTCAATGAAAAAAAGAAAAGCGATTTACTTATAACAAAAGAGCAACTGATCGATATTCAAAACGATTTATTGAATTATACCGATAAAGCAATTTTATTTTTATTGTTTGAAGGTGTTGGTGGATATAAATTGAAAGAGTTGATGTTTTTGAATTTAGATCAAGTTAGTCGCAATAACTTAAAAGTATATTTCCGGAACGGAAAAACTATTGATATCACACCAGAAGACTACGAATTGTTGCGTCATGCATTTAACGAAGATGAATTGATATCTTTTGGCTCAACAAGTAGAATTTCAAAGGTGAAAAGTTTGGGCTTATATAAAGCCAGATTTAATAGTTTGTCTGATAATGATGACATCACGAATGATGGAGATGTCGAAAGACGTTACCGTTTTGCACAAAGAAGGTTGATACTGATATCTAAAGATTTCAATATAACATTAACAAGCAGTGGTATACAAGAATCTGGATTCTTGCATTATATTAAGGAAGGAATTCAAACTAGTGGGCTTGATTTTCTGGAATATATAAAAACAGACGAATGCAAGGCACTGGCAAGAAGATATGATTTGTATACTGATTTATATGTACAGGTCGTAAAAGATAAGTTTTATAAGTATTTTCAATAAAGAGGAAGCAATTCCTCTTCGTTTTTAAGAATTACAAGACAGAATGATTGAGAGGTTATAACTATGAATTGGCTTAAAAGAAAAATTAAAGAACACAATGATAAGTTGAATTATGTTGGGTATGAGGAGCATTGGACTGTTTGCGGTTGGATATGTAGTTTGATTTCACTAACAGTATTAGGTGTTATGCCTTTAGTGATTCTTGCAATTAGAGAGCAAGCACCACTTGTGGGTGTTCTAGGAGTAGGTTTTGGTATATTTATAGTATGGTGGCATTTCTGGCATATAATTCACTAATTGGTATGTTTTATGCATTGAATCGAACATTAGTTCGTGCTATAATAAATTTGAACTCATATTATTTTTATTCGACAGAAGGGACTAATACACGATGGAATTTTTTGAACAATGGACAAACTTAGAAAATACAAAAGCAAAAGTATTACTAAAACATTCGTTATTCGGTAGACAACTTCATAACTGTGATTCGGTGCACATAATTAATGATGATCGAATTGGATTGGTTTTAAAAGGGCAAGAAATTTTTATGTCCAAGCAGGATATCACACAAACAGAGATCCGAGATGGTATGTATACTATGTCGGATGGTAAGCTGACAATAACCATAATTATGAATAAATCGTAAACAATTGGTATTACCACTTGACAAATTCCTCTTTCTCTGCTATACTATGATTGCTTTAGAAAACAAAGTGATTAAGTAGGGAAGGGGGAATATTTATGGGGGATAAGAATTCTTTTCAATGTCAAGCATGTGGATATATACACAAAAACCAAACACCACATGACATTGAAGAATTGTACACATCAATGATATGTCCTCGTTGCCGTGGTGAAACATTACATCTGTGGGTGGGAAACAGCCCAGATGATTTATATATGCTATATAATCCAGTGGCAGATTCTAGATTTTACAAATATCGTCATACACGACAAGATGATTGATATAAAAATTATTATTTTAATACAATAAAGGAGAACTTAAATTATGGCAAAAAAGAAGAGAATTTTTGACTTGCCTCAGACCAAAGGTGAATTTCAAATCAGAGGCAATGCAAGTGGTGTGCTCAAACAGAATTTTTTCAAAAGCACCAAGACAAAAAACAACGCAGATATGAATCTGCTTAATTTTGGTGTAGTTTATGACGAAGGTCAGACTGCATACATGACTTTGACTGGTACTGCCAACAAGTCAGTTTATTACTACAATGGTGAACTGAAAGATACTAAGGAAGTTGTATGGGCACAGAGAGATAAATGCCCGGCAGATGGATACAACCTGATCGGTGTAAGAGTTGGCCTTGAAACTATCACAGATGAAAACGGCAAAGTATCTAATATCAAGAAAACTTTGGTCGATTACGATGCGGCTGCATACATCTCCAAGAATCTTAAAGACAATATGCCTGTTTTTGTGAAAGGTGCATTGGAGTTTGATTCTTATGTGAATAAGAAGGGCGAAGTACAAAGAAGTCAGAAACTTATTCCTAATCAGATTTCTTTGTGCTCCAAGCCGATTGACTTCGAAGACGAAGAGTATAAAGTGCTTGCCGATTTCAAGACAACCATCGTATTTGAGAGCATTGAAAAAGAAAAAGATAACAAGGGTAAGGAAACCGGCAGATTTGTTGTGAGCGCTTTGCATATCGGATATTCTACGATTACAAATACATCTTTCGTTATTGAAGACGCAAAACTTGCTCAGCTTATGAAAAAGAATCTTAAGGCATACACTGCAATCGAAGTCAGTGGTAAGTGCAAGAGCACTATCGTTGTCGAAGAGGTAACCGAAGAAGACGATTGGGGTGTAAAGAGCAGTTTTGACAGAGTAGACAATCCGAGAGTATTTGAATTTGTTATCACAGGTGCAAAACCTGCTACGATTGATAAGGAAACTTATACCGAGGATAACATTGCTGAAGCAAGAAGAGCAATTGCTAACAAAGACAAGGCAGAAAAGAACTATGGTGACAAGAAAGAAACCACCACTACTGATGACGGATGGGGCGATACTTCTTCTGACGCAGATATGGAAGAAGATTGGTAATACAATACTGAATGATTACAGAAAGGAATTGATGTATTATGAAAATTAGACAAGGTGGATTAATCAGACCAAAGCTTAACATGTTGTTTTATGGAGCACCTGGCACTGGTAAAAGCACACAGGCTCTTGAAATTGCAAAGTTTAAAAGAGAAGACGGAACTCCGTTCAGAGTTTTCTGTTTCGATATTGAATCTGGTGGTGCGGATGAGGTTCTCGAAGAACTTGAAAACCAGGGTGTAGACACAAGAAACATTTTTATGGCATATACACAGTCTTTGTCTGAAGTCGAATTGTATGTCTCTAAAATTGCAAAATGCGAAGACCTTTATTATCTCGATGATGAAGGTGAAGAAACCGATGAACTTATTACCGACGCATATGGTGAAAAGTTTGTTCCTGACGCAGTTATTGTTGACGGTACTTCGGTTCTGAAACTGACAAACACGCAGTCACTGTTGCAGTTGTCTCAGAAGAGAAACAAAATTAAGGCAAAGAACAATGGTGGCACAGCAGAAGAAATTTATGTTGCCACACAGAATGCAGGTCTTGAACTGAAGGACTACAATCAGCTCAATTATGCTGGACAGAGATTGGTTCTTTCTCTTATGGCACTTCCGATCCATGTTATTATGACGGCTAGAGAAAAGGATGAAAAAGTATCTGCAAAGGACGCAAATGGTCAGTTTACTAGCACTCCTACTGGTAAGAAAATTCCTGACTCGTTTGCTGGAATTGACTACAATATTAAAACCCAGATTCGAATGTTCAGAAATGAAGATGAGGAAGTATGCTACGGCATTGAAAAGGACAGAACTCATACGTTTGAGAAAGGTGATGTAGTAGTAAATCCGTCACTTCTTGCATTCGAAGAAACAATTAGCAAAGGTGCTGGCAGAAAATCTTTTGCAATCAGAAATGACCTTGATGACGCAATTCACAAAGATAGACAGATTTTTGAGAAAGAAGTTCTTGGTGATATTGTGAATGACGAAACTCCTGTAGCAGAAAATATCACAGCCAATGCCGAAGAACTTATTGCATCGATTAACGACCTCATGAGAAATATGCCTCAGGCAATTAGAGATAAAAAGAAAGCATCACTCACTAGTGCGTCCCTTCCTGCTACTCCTGTAGCAATTAAAAAGGTTACGGATGTTGATGTGTTGACTAAAATTCTTGAAATTTGTAAAGCGTAAATAATGTTCAAATATAGGATTGGGCAAAACCCAGTCCTATAACTCTATTAGGAGGATCAAAAATGAAAAGAAAATGTACTTGTTGTGCAGAAATGATATATATTGACCAACAAAATAACAACAAGGCAATTTGTTATAAAGATAAATTTTATCATTTTGATTGTTTTGTAAACTTGTGTGAGAATAAAATGCAATCAAAACGCTCGTCATCTATGTGGGCAGAAGCAAAAGAAAACATTGATAACATTGTTGCGGAAACTACAAAGAAGCAAATGGAATTGGTTGCCAAGGATGATTTAAATGACTGGATTTTAAGCCATTACAATGTTTCATTTCTTGGTAAGGCATTCTATATTAAGTTGAGTGATATTTATAATGGAACATACAAAGGTCTTGCCTATGCAATTTCACCCATGGAACTATTGGATGAGTGGCAATATTTCTGGAAAGATTTGTGTGCGACAAGGGCAAAAAAAGATATCGATGGTGAGCGTGCGGTAAATTATGACCTTGTCATATTGCTTTCAAAAAATGCAGAATATCGGACCATTAAGCGTAAGGAAAAGGTGGCACGAGAAGTTAGCACACAACAAAGAGCACAAGAAACTATTGTGGATATCAGTGCAATTAAAGGCACAAGGAATCAAAAACGAAAGATTTCTGATTTGTATCAAGAAATGAATGGCGGTGAAACCAATGAGTGAGGAACTGGAATTAAGTTGTCCACAAATTGAATTGAGCATACTTGGTAGTTTTTTCAAGTACCCTCAAGCATTTTTTTCATATATGGATGTGATTAAGAATAGTGATTTTGGAGATAGCAACACACGATTTTGGAATGTATTTTTAACTGACTATCTTTTGTCATATTCCAACGAAGTATCCCCGGCACTGCTAAATACATTTGCTAGTATGAATAATACAAGGTTACAAGGATATAAGAAGTTTGGTGGATTTAATACTGTTAAAGCCATGATGGACTTGGCGCTTGATGATGAGTCGTTAATGGGTGCAGTAAATACATTGAAAAAGTATTCTCTGGTGAGAAATCTTGACAAAGAAAACTATCCTGTTGAAAATATTGTTGGTCATAATAAGTTTAGTCAAATGTCTGCCGAGGATGTTGCAGGATTGATTCGTGGCAGATTGGATACGATCTGCAATTCAACTATTGTGAACCTTGACGCCCCAGATGATATGGCAAAAGATACCATGGATTTTGTGAATGGGTTTTTTGATACACCTAGTATGGGCATGGGAACACCATGGGATTTTTTGAACGCATACTGCTTGGGGTTGCATTCTGGTGATACATTGATGAGTTTGGCAATTTCAAACTCTGGTAAAGGTCGTAACTTAATTTACCTGGCAACATATCTTGCTTTTGTGGAAGAGGCAAAAGTGTATTTGTGTTCCAATGAAATGAGTTTGGACAAACAAAAACGTGCTGTATTGACCACTGCATGTAATGCACCATATATGAAGAAAATCACTGGAACAGACCTTGTTATTCCAGAAAAAAGATTGGTGCTTGCAAGTTATATGTCAGATTGGGATAAACAAATTATGTATCGTGGGCACAATGCAGATGGTGAATTTACAGAAAGCATTGAAGATTTTCGAAAGCGTGTTGCAAGTGAGAGCACAGAATACCAACAAGTCTGTGAAGTTGCAAGATATCTTGAAAACAACATGAAAGACAAGTTTTTGTTTAAGGATGTTACTGGCAACTATAGTGACGAGGCCATGATTAGATTGTTCAATCAAGCAGTGTTGTGTTCTGGTGCAGATGTTATTTGTTACGATACATTGAAACCACCTCCATCAACTAGCAGTAGCAAAGTTGGAGATTGGGCAGTATTCCAACAGACTGCAACAAGACTACAGGAGTGTGTGCAGAAGCTCAAAACTGCAGCCGGTGTATTTACGGTACAGGCAGATAGAGCTTCTGTGCACAAAAGAATTGAAGAGATGACCCAAGACTCGATTGCCATGTCATCATCGTTGTTTCATCTTGTAGACGAATGCGTTGGTTGGTTGCATATCAAACCAGAAGATTATAAGGATTATGCGATTGCTCGCTATGACCCCAAGTTTGGAGAAGTGGTAGAGAATGAACTTGATCCTAAAAAGCAATACACTGGCTTAAAAATTTTAAAGAACAGACGAGGTAACAAGGGTTCTATTTTTGTAATGGAAACCAATCTTGATACCAATGTATGGAATCAAATCAACGGAGAACTGATTGTAAAAAGCAGTAGAAATGTTAACAAATTTAAAAAAGCATAATATAAAAAGGAGGGATTAAATTGGACGCACAAAAGTTAAAAGGGCACATTTTGGACAACAATTTAGTCCCTAATGTTTTGGAAGAACTTGGTTGTCATCATATTAAAATTCGTAGTGATATGGTGCAAGCAGCCAACCCAGATGGTGATAATGCAACAGCAATTTGTGTTTATCTTAATGATAATTTAACTACCATAAATTACACAAGGCAAATACTCCCAAAAGGGCAAACAAGAAGTACGGATTTATATGATTTGGTAAGTTATATTATTGAATGTTCTTTTTTTGAAGCGATTAAATGGCTTTGTGACTTGTGTGGCTTGGATTATTATCACACAGATGAAGAAGTGCCGGAAAGTTTGCAGATTTTGCAATGCATAAATGATATGAACAAAGAGTGTGTTGCAGAAGAGCAAGACAGTTCACCATTAAAACCACTGAACCCACAAGTGCTTAATTATTATCTTCCAGTTGGCAATATTCTCTTCGAAAGGGATGGAATTTCACTAAGTACTCAGCGATTTTTTGAGGTTGGATATGATCCACAGACGAATAGACTGACCATACCAATATACTCTGAAATCGCAGATTTAGTAGGCGTAAAAGGACGTCTGTTTCAAGAAGAAATTGAAGAGTGGCAGAACAAATATTTATATCTTTTTAATTGCAACAAGGGAAAAATTTTGTACGGTCTTGATAAAAACTTGAATATGATTTTGGAGCATGGCAAGGTGTATGTTACTGAGAGCGAAAAAGGTGTTATGCAGTTATATGATATGGGGTATTATGGAGTGGCTACTGGTGGTTCCAAAATATCAAAATATCAAATCAATATGCTAACTCGTATGGGGGTGCAAATAGTTTTTGCGTATGATAAAGATATTCAAGAAGATCAATTAAAAGAGATTGCTGCAAGATTTGTGGACGGTGTGCCAGTGTATGCAATTCTCGACAAAGACAATATTTTGAACGAAAAAGAGAGTCCGAGTGATGATGTAAACAAATGGGTGCGTCTTGTTCGGAATCATATATATAGAATAAAGTAAAACGCAATAAATACGAAATTTATACGAAATTTTTAGGAGGAAACGAAATGAAAACGAAACGAGTAGAAACAAAAGTATATACCGAACATATGTATTGTGAATGTGGTGGCGAGTTTAAGTATAACGGTAGCGGTTTTAGCGTTGCTATATATCCTACTATGTATTATCATACATGCAACAAGTGTAAGAAAATGGTTGATTTACATGATGTTTATCCAAGACTTGTTTATGAGGAAGTTGAGGTACAAGAATGAATTTAACATTTGCAAATTGTTGTGGTAATTGTGTGCACTCAAATAAGCCTAAAAGACCAGAACAACATGCGGCTCATTATGATGTCGCTAAGACTGAAAGATGGTGCTATAAGCACTGTTGTTATATTACACGCGAAACCGTGTGTGCAGAGTTTGAGCAAGAAAGCAAGAAGGGTGGTGTTCCGGCAGCCAAGAGAATTCTTAAATTTAATCAGAAATTGCAAAAATATAATGAACTGCGAGACAAGGCAAATCAGCTTGGTGTAACAGAAATACAAGGAAGTGATTGCATTTACAAGTTAAAGGATAATAAATGGTATTACAAATATACCACCTGGCAAAGTACAACTTATTGGTCGATTAGTTGCAAGGACAGAGACACAGAAGAGCAACTTAATGAGATTGAAAAAAGGTTAAATGAACTGGAGGGATAAAAGTTGCGATATAAACTTATTAACAACAGCGCAAATGACACTACAGATATAGTTGGCACTGTGCTAAGAAATAGAGGGATTGAAAATCCGAAAGAATATTTGAATTGCACAAAAACACAAGGGTCGGAAGACTGGAGATTGC